GTCGCATTGGTATTATGCGCATATAACCATACCTCGTCATATCGCGATGCGTTAGTCGTCACGATATGCACATTAGTCCCTGGCGATGCCGTGGCGGTCACTAGCACAGGCCTATTGTTCGTGCTATTGGTAAAGTGTACTTTTTCTATTGTTGCCATATTTAGCTAAATACTTGACTGTTTAAAATGACTTGTCCCATATCAACCGTGGCCGTTCCGCCCTGTGCCGCTTCCGCTTTCCACGCCGTAGCCGTGCCGTTATACGTTAGAACGTAACCACTCGTAGGCGTTGGCGCATCCACGTCCGTTAAGTTATCCAAGGCAAGCGATACGATACCGCTTTGTCCGTTTACAGATATAACGTTGGCATAGCTAACGACTTGACTTACGTTTTGGTATCCGCTCGGATTAGTGTTGGCGTATGCGCCGATGTCGTTGACATCTAGCACCACAATGCCTGACTTACCGTTAACGCTCACTACGTTGGCATAAGCTACTACTTGCGTTACGTTCTGATACCCTGCTGGGTTAGTGTTAGCGTAGGCTCCTATCTGATCAACTGTTGGGAACGTAAGCGACGGGAAACGTGGATCTGTATTATTAACACCGTCACCCGATAGCCCTAGCACTACGTTACGCGCATTCCATACGTTGGATGTGCTATTCCATACAATGCTTTGACCATTCGTTACACTTAGTACGTTGACATCATGCAGATCTTTTAGATCATCACTTAACCAAGGCCGAACATGTACGTTGACATTGTTGCCATCTATGCTAACGATTGCACACGTTGATAGCTTTAAATTAGGCGCTATAGGCTCAACCTTTGTTAATCCACCCGCAACGGACGGATCACAGTATAGTATATCACCCTCTGCCCAGGTTTCACCACCAGGCTGCTTTGCACTTAGACTTATATTACGAAGTAATCCGAACCACGTTACAAATCCATCTGCACCAGCTGCTATGCTTTCGGTAACTAATCCTACAATTAATTTAGCTGGCAATGTTCCATCTGCTACCATACGCTTTATACGCAGCTTGTTACCTTGCGCTGGCTGCGATGGGTCAACCATCACTACCGTACCACGCGTAAGCGTAATACTATCAGCATTATAAACTAGCGGATATAATGTCTCCTGACCTATTTGTAATACTGTATCTGCTGTCTTGCCAAACTCTAGAGTTTTCTCTTCAAAGTTCCATGATAGCTTAGCAATTCCAGGCGTTGCATTTACGGTCGTACTAAACGTTGCCGTATCAATATTAATATTTGAGGTCCAGCTTGCATCTCCGTTGGTACTGCTACTCTTGGCAAGGATTTGATTAGTCGTACCACCTGGGTATACGTTAACAACACCTGATTGACCATTGACATTGATAACGTTAGCATAGCTTACGACCTGAGTAACATTCTGATACCCATTCGGATTCGTGTTCAAGTAAGCACCGACGTCATCTGCATCTAATACTACTACGCCACTATATCCATTTACGCTCACTACGTTAGCGTATGCTACAACTTGACTTACGTTTTGATAGCCTGCCGGGTTTGTGTTGCTGTAAGCACCTACATCGTCTGCATCTAAAACAACTATACCACTTTGACCATTGACGCTCACTACGTTGGCATAGGCTACAACCTGTGATACGTTCTGATAACCATTCGGATTCGTGTTCGAGTATGCCCCAATTTCGTCAAGCGTCGGGAAGCTAATGACAGGATTTTGCGGGTCGGTGTTATCTACCCCGTCACCACTTACGCTCTGTACGCCTCCAGCGCTTACGCTTTTGGCCTGCCATGCGCTTGCCGTTGCGTTGTAGATTAGGTACTGCCCCTCGGTAGCGTTCGTGGCTTGTACATCGTTTATGTCATCCATATTCAAGATGACAACGCCAGTCTGTCCGTTGACGCTATCGACGGCGCCACCGCCTACGCCTGCGCTCCATGTGTTAGTTGTTGCATTGTATTTAAGCACGTCTCCTGTATTGGCAACACTTACATTGACATTGCTTAGATCGTCTAATCCTAATACGGCTACACCGCTCTGGCCATTGACACTGATAACATTAGCATAGGCTTGTACTTGGCTTATGTTTTGATAGCCTGCTGGGTTAGTGTTTGCATAAGCGCCGATATCATCCGCATCCAAAACAACAATACCAGATTGACCATTGACAGATACAACATTGGCATAGCTTACAACTTGACTAACATTTTGATACCCTGCGGGGTTCGTGTTACTATATGCCCCAACTTGTTCTAGTGTTGGGATGTTAATAACAGGATCGGCGCTTGTGCCTGATACCAACGTACCCGTGACGCTTTGCACGGGTGCTGCTAATGCTGCACCAGATGCATTCACAAAATTACTTGGATTTGTGTTCGAGTACGCACCCACGTCGTCAGCATCCAGAACAACGATACCAGATTGACCGTTTACTGATACCACGTTACCAACGGTACTAACTTGACTTATATTTATATATCCATTCGGATTTGTATTTGAATAAGCGCCGACATCGTCCGCATCTAGTACAACTACGCCACTATATCCATTGACGCTTATTACGTTGGCGTACGATACAACTTGTGATACGTTTTGGTATCCATTCGGATTTGTATTAGCGTAAGCGCCAATGTCATCAGCGTCAAGTACCACAACACCAGTCTGCCCATTAACAGATACAACATTAGCCACAGCTTGCACCTGGCTTATGTTAGTGTATCCCTTGGGGTTTGTATTGCTATACGCCCCAACGTCGTCAGCATCTAAAACTATAATGCCTACTTTTCCATTAACGCTATCAACAGCGCCTGCACCGTTACTCCAATACGTATCGTAACTTGCATTACTGTTCTTCTTAAGTACCTGTTCAGCTGTTCCGCCCGCAGGTACGCCTTGACCTGCTTGCCCTTGCTCGCCTACAGGTACAATTTCAACAATGTAATTGACGACATTTATGGTACTCATGTTGTGACCTCCGCAGTTACGGTGAATTGACCTGTCATATAGCGCGCTTCGGATGTGCCGTTGCTCACGCGGAAATCGTATACAAGGCTAGCCACGGGAAATGAAGCCGTATTTGTGCTATTAATCGTCCATGTCACGTAATCGCTATTAGTATTACTGACAACGATATCCCCGTTATTCGTGCTGCTAGTGTAAATGACGGTCACATTCTGACCGCGTAGGCGCTTAATTTGCGCCTTTAGCTCTAAGCCAGATAGATCAAGGGGCGCAACGTTGCCATTGACATTCGTCTGGAACTTCCATTGCCGTTGGAATGTGTCGCCTTGATATACATTTAAGTTTTGGAGGCCTGGATAATTGACCAGTCGTAAGGCCATTTATCGAAAGATTAAGAAGATTCGCTTTAACACTTTAAAAACCCACGGTTCTCTCGGGTTAGGATCGAACCGTGGATCGGCATCTATCGGATAACTCACAACCCTAACGCTCCGCTTACTCTGGCAATCCACTCCGATAGGGGAAGGCCAAGTATTTCTACTGTGCCGTATAGCACTGTGATTAAAGATAACACTCTAGCCAATACGGTCATAGGCCAATCTGTTACCGGCTTACCTTTTCTATCCTTTACAATGTTTCCATCTTCACGCTTGTATACGGGATACGGAAAAACCCATTGTAATAGCATTGGCAATATCTTGCCAGCTAATGACTTCAATAGTTTTTCAAACATAGTCGATTTAATTTTGACTGGTTTACTTTCCTGCTCACGCTGTTGATATAGTTCCGGTGGCATTGTTGTTGGTGCTGCCGGCATTGCCGTATCAACTTTAGGCGTTGGCTTTTTGCCGATCCTTTTCGGCATCTCTACCTTAACAGGCTCTATATAGTTTTTTTCACTCATGGCGCTACCGTTTTAAATTCATAATTAACTGGCTCGGGTAACGTCCAGTCGGTGCTATCCGTTGGTACTACTTTTAACTGTCCATTGCTACGCGCGTCGATCTGTTTTTGTACGCCATCCTTGAGCTTGTTAAATAGCTCTAGATCCATCTCGGCATCAGTGCGTAATCGTTCCATAAGTAGCGTTGCGCCTTCAATAAAGGTTTTATCGTTCATCGGAAAGCTGATGCTGCCGTAATGCATTACCAAGATCTCTGGGTCTAAATAGGTCTTGTAACCAAGCTCGGCTGCAAGCTGGCAGAAGTAATAGTCCTCGCTTAGGTATCGCCCGTTACGTACGCCAATTCTAAACCAGTCATGATAGTCGCCACCTGCCTCATCATCATCCGGCTTGTAGTTATGCTCAGGCCACATGGTCTTCATTGCACCGAACACGTCACGACGAATCATCATAAAGCCCGTACCAATCTCGCGCATAATGACCAAATTATCCTCGCGTTCAATCGCGTGATTCATGACGGGCGTATATGGTATCGTCTTTTTAAGGTAGATACCGCCGATAATACCTTTATTATAACTGCGTAACTTGTTCAACATGTAGCGATCAAATTTGATATCGCTATCGATAAACATCAAATACTCAGAGTCCGACTCTAAAAACATTTTAACGATCTTATTTCGACCGCGTGGGATTAGACTGTCTCCGTTATAATATTGAATACCGGCAACGACACACTCTGGATCGTTCACGGCAGCTAAACACTCCTGTAAAATGTCGACATACGACCTGTTGTCGTAGCACGGGAACCCTATAATGACATCCTTTTTGACTGGCATAAGATTAGGTAGGTTAAAGTTTAGTATAAATTAAACAAATTTTTTGTTGATTTTTGCAACTTTATTTGTTAGGCGACAACTATACATCTAATAAATGTGCATACTTGCTGTGATCACCCCAATATGGATGATCTAGGTATGTATTTTCTTTACTATAAACGTTGTAATGACTTGTAAAATGATGGCCATGATTGATGTGTATAGCCTCATTTTCGCACTGCCATTGTTCTCGCTTAAGATTTTGAGGCTCAATAAGTCCGCTATTAGTAAGCAAAGCGTTTTCAAGTATCGTATTACAATGTTCTAACGCATCCTCAAAATGCATGGTCATTTGATGAAATGGTTCGTCATCTTGTGATCGTCTTTGCCAACCATTTCTATTTATGCCGCCATAGTTCATATTTGTAAGTATCGATCCTTGATTAAAATCAGGGTATCTAAAATATCCCTCTGGGTATAATACATCGTGTTCTAAAAAAGATACATACTTATATTTACCTGCCGACTTAGCTAGATAAAGTAGCTGCATTATTTGCAAGAGCTGATTGAGGTGCGAGCTTGTTCGCGTCCATGCATTGCATTGATAAAAGGGATTATTAGGCACGCTATCCCACACGCATGTATATATATCAGCGATAGATTGACTAGCTACCTTAATTGAATTAAGGCTTGCTGTTACTGATGGAACTAGTTTACTGTTGGTATTATTGCTGTAAAATATGCCAAGTCTATTATTTGTTGATGCTGGCATTACAAGTAAATCGCCTTCTTTAGTTATGCTATTGACTTGTATGCCTTCAATTATGGCATCAATTATAAGGTTTTTTACATGCCCTGGCTTTGTGTCACCGCAAATATCATTATTAGCTCTTATGATTAGCTTATTGTTTATTATTTTTGATATTAGTATATCTTTACAATCGACATCACCATAGGTCGCATTAAGTATTTTAATCATGTCGCCTCGCGTGAATGATACCCATTTGCTCTATATCAGTTACATACCATCCAAATTGATTAATATTTGTTATCAAAAATCCTAATTCTGGAAGCTTACTGCATAATACCTGTTTACACTCATTATTATGATACTCAATAGCTACTTGCTTCACCGACTTAAATTGATCTTGAGTGATATCTTTGAGCAGTATTTCATAACCTTCAATATCCATTTTAATTATATCAGGCTGATACATATTAATGAGATCAATTACATCATTTGCTTCATTTATTTCTTTGCAAATAAAAACATGATCAGGATAAGTTTCATTTAACTTAGCAATTTCGCCACCCGCGCAATCAACGCCAATTACTTTAGATGCTTTGTTATTAATAAAAAATTCAGGTGTTGATTCAAACGGCTGAAATAACCATCCACATCCTAAGTCTAATATTGTAGCATTTTCAATATTTGTTATGTCATTCCAATGCTCTTTAGGATCTTCGCTATTAACTACTTTTGTCTTCATAACTAGAACGTATATATAACTAGTACATCGTCATACCTGCCCTGTAACGAACGATTGTCAATGAACCGGAATGATGGATGGAGTGCAGATAATACATAACCCTGAACGTCGAATTGCTGCACGTCTTCGATGATATAGATACCACCCTTGTTCATGCGATCTTTTATCAACTCAAAGGATGCAACCATATCAAATATGTTATGACTACCATCATCGATAACAATGTCTAATTTGACATCACCTAAATGATCTAGTAATACTGGATGAGTTGCATTGGCCTTTATTAAAGTAACTTTGTTTTTGCAATCAGCAATCTCAAATTCTGGATCATTAATGTCTACGCCGATTATATGTGAGTCAGTAAAGTAGTCATCCCACATCAAAATAGATCCGCCTTGATATACACCTATTTCAAGTATCGTACATCCATTGCGAAACGGCTTAAATAATAGCTCATATTCCTGAATATAGGTATGCACCGTACCCTTATCGCCATAGTTAGGCGCGCGTTTGTGCGCATCGTAAATGCTTTGTAATGTATCCATTAGTTGTGTACGTAAAGTGTGTTGTTAATTTTTAATACAGTGCTTGGGTCTTGGCAAAACTTACTGATAAATTCCTCGCACATCCACCCATCGGCCATGTGTGCCTTCACGTCTAGTCGAAGTTGTTTAGCAAATTCGGTACGCATCACCATGTTACCTATATCTATGTGCTGGAATTTTGGATGGCATTCCTGAGGCTTATACGCGCTATAGTTGTGTATCATATTGCAGTACATAAATCGCGTATCATCGCGTGCTGCCTTGGTAAACACTTCAACAAAGGTAGGCACATAATAATTGTCATCGCTCGTTAAAATGACAAAGTCGCCCGTTGCTTGCTCAAGTCCATAGTTGCGAGGCGTGTGGCCATAGTCGTTATTTGGCCCATCTATATAAGTAAATCGTATGCGATCATCACTAGCGTACATATCTTTGATACGCTGGTATGCGTCATTATGACCATCAATTACAACGTGTGCTTTCCAATCTTTTGATGTTTGCACACGAAGGCACTGCAACATTAATATTAGGGCTTCGGTATTTATGTATGTTGCAATGACAAATTCGATGATCATATTAAGATAGTGTTCGTTTCCGTTCGCTTAACCCACTCATAATAATAGGCTGTTGCCGATGATGCTGGCACTTGTAAATCTAGCTTGTAAGGTGGGGTGTTAATGTACTGCGCCTTGTGGAATAGACCGTTAGCGTTGGTTGTTATGCCCGCATTATGGTAGATATTAAAGTTATCTAACTCATGATAGGCCGACGTACCCCATGCGAAATTGAACGCTGTATCAATTTTCGTTGTTATGCCACGCTTCCACGCTGACCATAGCAGCGCCCACATATCGGCGCACCAGATTTGCAGCTCGTGGTACTTCTCGATCTCTTGCTTCTTCTTATTGGATAGCTCATTGATGTCCTTGAATAAGCGCTCGCTAAAGTATTCGACGCTATACCAGAATGGTGCGTCCACGTTTTTCATAAGGTACTGAGCGCCAATATCTTGCTTGTCTTCGCTCTTGGCTTTGATCAGGTCTTGGCTGATTCCCATAATATCCATCATGGCATCAAGGACGTCTTGGCCTTTGCTCAGTATGTAATCATGCCCGATATACCAGCGTACGTCCGATCCGTACCATTCATCACCGTCTAGTAGGTTATCTGTTAGCCAGTCATGCGGTGGCTTGGTAAAAAGCATATCGCAGTCGTGGTAAAAGATGATGTCATCTTGTAGGTACGGATGCGCTTCCCAGTGTTGCCTTAAAATATTAGGCCGTATACTGCTAATGTAATTGCGATTCTTACGTGTATCGCAGTAGAAAAAGAAACGTGATGGGTACGCCTCCGCCATACGCTCCCAGATAGGTGGCACAACGCACCCTTGCTTGTGACATACAATGTCAATGTGATTGGGATTGATGCCCATCGCGTAGAAGTTAGTGAGCATCGTTTCGATTTGCCACGCGTAGTAATCGGTAGCCGGCTGCGAACACATGTATCTAAGCTGCTGCATATTTAATATGTGTAGGATAATGTGTTTGAATATTCTGAACTTGCTAATCCTGTACAAACTTTATACATTTTAACATATATAGTTGTTTGTAGAAGTGAATCAAAATTAGCCTCATCAGGAGATGAACATGTTAATTGCTGTGATTGTACTGCTCCTGTAAAATCTGGACTATTGGAACCAATTGCTAAGATATAATCACATGTTTCTGAAGTCGTATTTGCGTTATAGGATAACTCAAATGTTGTACCGCTAATATGAGTTAATGAAATAAATGTTGGAATGTTACATGTTGGCGCTGCTGTAGTTGTTGTTGTCGTGCTTGTTGTGGTAGTTGTACTTGTACTTGTTGTTGTTGTACTTGTTGTCGTTGATGTGCTTGTAGTTGTCGTAGTTGCTGGACATGTACCTGATGACATTACACTTCCATCTGTATTAATTTGCTTCCAGTTTACGCCATCGCTGAAATATCCTTGGCCACCATTATATGGTGTGTATATATTCCCACCCGTTAGTTCATAAAACATCGTACTACCAGCAAAAGTCGGCTGATTGCCATAGATGTCATCTGCCGTTGGATTTGGATATGTGCTACACGCTCCGTTACTACCAAGTCCTGATCCAAGGTCAGCGTATAAGTAATATAGTAGTGTAGTAGTTGATGTTGTGCTTGTTGTGGTTGTCGTGGATGTTGATGTACTTGTAGTTGTCACTGGCTCGGGCGATGTACCTACTCCAATCTCATACGCGCGTAGGCTGACCGTATCACGCATGAAGTCATAGCTAATAGACGACGGACGATACATCTTATTTTGATAGCGCGTCGGCACGCTCGTATCAAATTGAAACGCATGGTATGGCCGTATTTTTTCCGCACCAATAAGGCTCAGCTCAATCGTGTATACGGCTGCTTCGCTTTGTGTTAGGCCTAATGCTGGGCCATAAGCGCTTAAAGCTACTTTATTTATATTAGTTACATACGCATCAAACTCTTCACTAAACGTCAATCCTGGACGAAATATAGCGCTATTAGAACGTCCATTAGCGTATGTTATATTTGTTTCAAGATGACCATAGGTAAGAAATGGCGTGAGATTAATATGATTTAACGTTAGTTTTTGAGGCGCATCTTGCCAAGCTATATAGGTAGCATTGCGCATTGATATCGGATTAAGCGCGGCGTTAACAGTCTGCGATGTGCCACCTACGCCATACTTGATATCAACGCTACTTATTGATCTTGGAACAGGCTCAAACGATAGATCTATGATATCGTTATTAGATATCGTTACGTTATTAGCGTTAGATGTTCTATTGATATAAAAGTTAACGCTAAATGCTGATCCAAATATTGCACCTTCCATAGCCGCCAAACGACGCACTAGTTCAAACGTTGTTACGCCATCGTAATCGCTAGTCTTTGCCGGGTCAAATTGCAAATTAGGTACTATCGTACCGTAGTCATAGGCTTTAATTTCAGCAAGCCTAGGAAACATTCCATAGGCTACACCGTTAAATGTCTGTATTTGCTCATTGCCACCCATCAACTCGAGTGGCCCTGAATTTCCTATGTTGCTTGCACTATTATAGATGTTACTATTGCTTGGACCTGTATAGTATTGAGAAACAACATCATATATAAAGTCACCAGCTAATACGGTATTCGATCCATCACCATAGATACGATTCGCCGTCTTGTCAAAAATAGGTATGTTGGTCGCTGCATATATGGATGATCGCTCTTGACCCCATTTAAACATTGTGTAATTTGTATATCGCGGGCTCATCTGTAGCGATATATGACCGCTTCGCTCGTCCAAACGAACGTCTTGATATCTAATAGTAAACGGGAAACGATACGTGTTAAGCGAATTTGTACGCGAATATAGTACCATATTCACGTTAGACGTAAGTACAGTATACCATTCTTTATTTTGATAGTCTCCTATACCTGTTTCAATCACAGTGAACATGCTACCCATATTAGATAGCTTGTCTACAGCTGTGATCGTCATCGCTCCTGGTATAGCAGCTAAGTAGGTAAGCTGATCCTCGCTAGTGACTAGATCGAAATCATAATCAAGTGTCGACATGCTGATAACATCGAACGTGGCATTCGTGCCGGCTGCGTCGATTTCAAAGCTTATGTTGCCTGCACGGCTCGCTATGTTACGGGCTATTAAACTCACGGGGTCTTATAGTAATCGGGGATAGATGTCTTAACGTCACGACCGACAAAGCTCACACTCACGGGATTATTTACGATCGTTGAATCAATGCGTGCATCCCACGTGCTGGATTCAAGTAACACTTCCTGATATTCGGCATTACCTTGGTCAGGGTAGAAGCGTATCACTACCGTGCTGCTGTTCGTCAAGAATGCCTTATTGATAACATTGAAAATATTGTTGTTAGACGCTGATAACATGCGATCCCATTGAAGCGACGCTTGAAAGCGATAGCCGCCAAGCTGCGAATGCAGACGGCCACTAAGTGCCTGATCGTATGCTTGCCCAGTGTAAAAGTATGGCGTCCATGCACACACACCACTAGACAAATTGACGACAACGGGGAAGCCTGATAGGCTTGTAACGGTTGACCCGTTATCTGATAGTACATCAATCTTGCATTGCGTAATCTGGCGGTTCATTGTGCGAATGTAAATTGTTGTGTCTTAATCTGGCGCTCACCTTCACGTACGGCAATTGCTAAGCCCTTGCGGTCAACGTTAGCATACACCGTGATACCTTGTGTTTCGCGTGCGTTGAATGGTGCTGCGCTACCTGCTGCGCCTGTAGTAAGTGGCCCGAAGCGCATGCCACCTGACGGATTAAACGCGCTTCCGATCATACCCATTGGCATAGCTGGCCCCATGTTGGCTGTCGGTACAGATGATCCGCTCGATGTTGATCCAGGCTGCGTTGCTATGATCTTTCGTACGTTAGCGTAGCCGGCTGCAAGGATGGCAGCTGATTGGGCAAGCTTTACAAATAGGTTTCCTGGTGATCGCATTACATTAACGGCTGCTGCGAGCGTGTCTATAATGGCCGTTGATACGGCTATCTTTTTATTCTCTTGAAATAAGCTGTTGGCTATTGATGTACTAGCTTGAGCAATTTTAAGCATATTGCCAATGCGCTCGTCTTTTAACTGCGCATCTAGATCTAGTTGTCTTTGCGCATCAGCTATTTGTCTATTTATTATTTCATCTTCAGCCTTTAAACGCGCATCACGTATATCTTTAGCTGATTTAATACTATCTCTAGTGCGTTCTAGTTCTAACTCTTTATATCTTGCAAAATTTGCCTCTGTTGACTCCAGCAACGTAGCATTTACAAACATAAATTCAAAAGCAGCATCTTGTTGCGCTTTTCTTATTTCTGCGTATAGATCCTTTTCTTCCTTTAACCCGTTAACAACAACATTGTTAGTCTTTATAAATTGGGCTTCAAAATCTGCTAATTCTTGCGTTTTAGTTTGTTGAAGGTATACTAGATCAGCATTTAACCTAGTTTGTTCAGCTAAAGCTTCATTATATTCCTGTTCTTTGTCTTTAAGATTTGCTAGTGCAAATACTTGTGTTTCAGCATAAGTTATTTCCGCTATTAATGCCTCTTCACGTATGTCTTGAGCTAATTTGAATGCAGCAATTCGCTCAGCTTGTGACTTATTGATATCCTGAGATATTTGTAATTGCTTTTTTTCTTGAGCATATAACTTGGCAGCATCTAGGCTACGTGTTTTCTGCGCTGTAGCTAGATTTTTTTGCGCTTGTAGATTATTAAGCGCTGCTATTGTATTATTCTTTAGCGATATCGTACTTCGATCAGTACCGCTAATTAACGCTTCAATGTATTGAACGGCTGTGTCCAGCGTTGCCCCTAATACCGCAAATACTTTCTCTAATGCTTCCGTTACGGGCTTAAGTTTGGATAATATCCCAATTAATGCCGTAACGCCTATAATAATTAAACCTATCGGATTGGCCATAAGCGTTTTAAAAAACGCCTTAAATCCACCATCCGCTTCTTTAGTCGTTTTTTCGGCAAAGTCTAACGCTTGACCAACGCCAGCAAAGGCAACGGATAAGCCTTGCATGCTTGATGGAAGTAGCCCAAATACACCTGATAAGCCTTCAAAAGCGTCTTTGTAGTTACCAACGTTGCGCTGATGATTGCCCATGGACGCATCGAACTGCTTTAAAGCATCGTTATTAGCGTTGTATTCCGCCTGCATGCGCTGCAGTGCGCCCGTTGTGTCATTAAGTGGCAGCTCGCGCATGGCCTGTGACAGCGCCTTATTGCGTTCTACAAGGCCATTATACGTATTTGCATTAGCCTTAAGCGCCTTATCGTTGTTAGCGATAGCCTTTTGATTCTCTTGATATTCCTTACGTAGATCGTTCAGCTTTAGTTTTAGCTGCTCTACGTTTTTGCGATCCTCCTCCGACAGTGGGAATCCTAGCTTTACCTGTTTTTGGTAGCTATCTAGCTGATCTTTTGTGGCTTCAATCTCTTTGCCTAAATCGACAAGACCCTGTAATGCGTTAGGGTCTATTAGGCTACCTATATCAGTTGTGTCCCCCTCAAAGCGTATGCGATATATTAATTCGTCTTCATTCATTTTTTCACATCCACAAATTCATAACACACTTTAGATACATACGCCTGCGCTATCTGGTCGGCTCTTGTGTCCCATATCTGCTCGGCCTTGATCGGATCAAAGCCTGCTAGGATATAGCTGAAATATTTGAAGCTGCCGACCTTGTTAGACCAGATAATTTTGAATCCATTCTGCACACCGGCTTGTTGACTACTGAAGTTCTGAGCAAAGCCCATATACTCCTCGGCTTTATTTAAAGATAGAGCCGCGTCATTAAAAAAAAATCCTCGGTGTCCTTTAAAATAGGGTATTCAAAGTCATCCGCCTCAAAAAAGTCAAGACCTAATGGACGCTCAGGCTCCCATAATATCTCCGCTTTGGCCTTCCAAAACTCGGCCTTTTTCTTACGTGGCATCTGCTCCCAAGTTAGATTGTTATGCTCAGTCACATAAGCGTTGATATCGGTGTTGACCTGATCCAAAAGTGAACGGCGTTTCTCAGTGTACGGGAGGAGGCGTACAATGACGCCATTCACTTTGGTCTTCTTTTCAAACATCATATTTTAGGTGGTTGTCGTGATTAGGTCGGCGTTAGTTGCGCGCTTCTGTGCAGTCAACTTAATTCCAGTACGGTTGCCGTCAAATACACGGTGTGCCGTTACGTAGACATTTAACACGTTGATTGTTTGGCTACCTGTAGCACCAATAAAGCACAGCGAAGCAAGTACCGGCGTAGCTGCTGTATTGCTGTACACATTGGTATCATTCAATAGCGTGCTGTTGAAGCTGATAACTTCGGCGGTAACGTCGAATGCGCTCGGAAGTTGCTGATTGTTGTCTAGTGTATCCATAACTGGAGTGATTGCAATCGATGCGCTGTCAGTCACCATCAATGGATACTGCACGACGCCCGTACCACTACCACCACCAACACCAACGGCCGTAAAAACAAGAGGTTTCGTTATCGACATTTATCTATTTTCTAGGAAGGTTTGTGTTTTGCTTTTTACTGTAGTCACGTTGCGCCAAAAAGCTAAGAGTGCATGTGACATATTTCGTGTTTCGTGTGATCCCGTTCTGCGTGTTGTACGCAAAGTAGTATAGGTAACTGTTGGTCAAGTTGGCAATGTTCACCTGATTGACCCAGTCAATGATCATATCTTTTAAGTCTAGCAAACGAAGCTCAGCATCTTGCGCGTTATCGTTCATATAAGCCTTGACAACGGATATATCTATCCCGTAAGTCGTCTGCATAAGATCGTTACGCCATACATCAACGCGTGTAAGTGGCTGTTCTGTAACTTCGTATATCGCAACGCGCGCATCTCTAATGTCATTACGCTGTTCTACGTCCTGCAAATTTTGCCGGTAGCGCTCATAAACAACGTAAGGCTGGTTCAAGTATACCTCGATGTTATCGGCAATTTTATTGAGAATATCTCTAGAGATTGCCACGCAGTACCTCGCCTACTAGTTGTTCGGTCATCTGTCGTATCTCAGCAGGTATGCTTTCATCCGTTTTCGGAAATATGGAACGCATACGTAGGCCAGCCTTGCGGTATTGAATGCCATCGTGGTGGTACTTAAAGATCTTGCCTTTGTTACCATCTTGGAAGCGTATCGTTGAACCTTGCTGTGCCGTTGTTTCGATACGCGTATTCTCGATGCTTTTGGTCTTATATCGCAACGTCACGGGCGATTCATTAAGTCCTGCGCGGCGTCGCACCTTTTTATAGCTATCTACGTACGTATCGTCGTAGCGATCGTTACCAAAGCCTCTTCCACTTAGCGTGTTCTCTTTCATTGCTGCGTCAATAGCCTCAGCCACTCTCGGTGCTACTACGGTATTAAGTTTGTCTAATCTAGCTTGCAATTTTTCAGCGACATAGATACGTAGCTGATCCGGTTCGGTAATCACTTTCATATCGCGTAGCGTATAAATGGCGTTAATAGGTTACGCGCCTCAACGCTTAGGCCGTTAATGATAACGCGTCCCGGTGCGTTCGGATCTTGACGATTCTTATACTGCAACATCAACTCTTGAATGATGCCCATACGTATCGATGCCGGGCAGTTGCCTACCGTGTATCCGCTCTCGTATGTTACGATTAGATACGCATCTAATCCAGATACAATCTCTAGCCACTTTAGCTCAGTGCCGTGAACGTAGTAGTCGCTATTGGCTACGAGCGTCGTGCTTTCTTTATCGACCGTTTGCGATACTACGCTTGTCACAGCTCCGTGAATGCCGTAAGGTATATACACCATTGGGGCTGGTCGTGCGTAGATAGAGCGCCGTGTACGTCGGTAAGTGTCCCTACCGATATATCGTTCTACTTGTTCGGTCGTTGCCTCAAGTAGCATCTGAATGTACGCATCGTGTGCGCTCGTATTTACAGGCAAAATCTCCTTAGCCTGTTGAACGGTCACGGCGTACTCGCGTGGATCATCCGTTATCGTGGTCTCCATCGGTGTCGTATTAAGTGTATACGATCCCGTTATACTTGTAAGACCTCGGCTTATAAATCCTTGTCGGCCATACGGATAATTCATTGACGTACTTTCTTTTCCTTAGGCGTGTTGACTTTCATCTTGTCAGGTATCGTTGCCGGCTTGTTTGTAAAGACGGCTGATCCTTCATTGACAAAGTTTCGGAACGCTAGTCGCTCCTGAGCATGCGTTGCTTCGTACACGATGTTAGGAAGGTAAACGCGGACATTCTTGCCGTCGTAACTGGCTTTAGTGATCTGATAAAATATGACTTTATTCATGTAGCCAAGATACGAAAGTTTAAATAAAGGGATAGGCCGAAACCTATCCCCTTAATTATTTAGGTCGTTGGAGCTTCGTTCGGAAAGCCCAATACACCTACCACACTTACATTGACATTCGATGTGATCGATGTCGCATTTGTCTTGTACACCTCTGGGAATACATAGCGCTTCGTCGGACGAATACTGAAATAAGCCACGCTATTGGTATCCGTTAGGTTCTCGCTCTTAATTAAATTAGCTGCGCTGAGACGCGTAGCGTTCTGAACGTTGGTATCGTCGCCTTCGCGGAAAGCAAGCGTGAGCGCATTGCCTACGTTGATAGCTCCGGTAGCGTCGCCTTTGAGTCCACCAATTAAAGCAACACCGATGCCACTATAACCTTTGGTATCAATAGCTACGCCGTTAGCGTTTGCGTTCGTTGTGCCACCTGTGCCGAATAGGCTGAAGGACACGTTCGATTGTTGGCCAAAATCAAATAACATAGTTAGCTCCTTAAGATGCAGTGATTGTTAATTGTGCAATGGCCTCATCACGTACGACGGCGCCGCCAAAGCGGGACATGACGTACAAATTAGTTACGAAGCTAGATGCTTCGCTGAACTGATCACGGATTACGTAGAAGTCAGTATGACGTGCGACGGTGTAGCCGTAGGCAAAGTCACCGTAAAGGATTGGCACTTGGCCAGCCGTGAAGGTTCCGGTCACGCTACCGGCAAGGTCTGGAGCTTCGTAGACCGCAGCGCCTAACAGACGGCTTGGGTATCCAGCTTGGAATGATGGCTCCCATAAGTAGGCAAGTCCGTTGGTGCTGGAAAGCACTAACTGACGGATAGCAGCAAGGGTCAAGCGGTTAGCCATCCATGCGCTATTGGCTTGGTAGTAGTCTTTAAGCTGAGCCTGCAGACGGATCAGCATATCGCTGGTAAGCGTTAACGCTGTGCTATTAAAATTGGTCACGTTGCCAACAAGGCCGGTAGGCTTCTTAACACCGTTACCGCTGATGAATGCAGTACCAAGTGACTTCTCGAATTGCTCACGAATGCTAGAGTTGATTTCAGCTTCTAAGTCATAAGCAGCGTCTTGCTCTTGCTCGATCGTCCACGCTACACGTGCAGCAATCTTGTGAACAGGAATGTCCACGTATCCAAAAGTGTCTTTTACTTTGTTAGATGCTGTATCTTCATCTAACCAGGTAGCAGTTAAAGAATCGTTACGCTGTGCTTGCTTGTAGCTAGGGGCGGAAGTCTCAACAACTTTGGCTACCTGAAGCACAGGAGAGAACTCCACGATCTGCTTGTTGATGTCAGTCGACATCTCGGCAGGTAACAGCAATGCACCGGCAGCAGCTAAGTCGAAGCGAACTAAGTTATCGCTTTTGATTTCACCGGATACGCGTCGGCCTACCTTGACATCACGCATTGACTCTAAGCTACCAAGTCCACCTTTGGCAAATAAGCCAAAGGCCTTCTTAAAGTTGGCGCGGTCTTCGCTATTTGTTTTGGTCTCTGGCGTCTTCACGCTCTTAAGACCTAGCTCGATAGCGTCTAAACGCTCGTTAATCTTACGGCTTTGCTCTTGATTCTTGTTAATAACAGCATCTTTAAGCTCGGCTGCAAGATTACGAAACTCGCTTTTTGGGTCTAGTTTCATAATTATAAGTTTTTAAATTCATTGATTAGGTTCTTTATATCGCCAAGCAGTGACGTATAGTCGTCTACTGTGCGCTTAACTGGCCTAACTGGCCGCGTTATTGTCTTCTGCCATAGCGCTTGTTTTATCTTGGACTTGCTTTTACGCGACTTAGCAGCCATGATTTGCGCCTCTGTGTTCATTGGAAACGGTGTAATGCTTACTTCGTGGAGCGCGACTTCCTTTAATAAGCGTGTACCGTCCTCTCCAGGCATGCTCTTAATTGTATCGTAGCCAATGGATAAGCCCATCTTCGCGCCACGATCTAACATAAATTTGATTTTTTTGTACGCTGCGTTGACCTCAGGATCTTCAAGCGGCATCTCGGCCTTCATGTACAGGCCTTTATCCTGATCCTCCAGCATGGCCACACCGGCAACGTCGCGGGTATTGTAGCCATGGTCTAGAAGCAAAGGCACAATACCTTGCTTGTGCAGCAGCGTTTGTTTGAATGCACCCTTCTCAACTATGTCACCCCCTAAATCGGTATTGCCGTATGTGGATGCGAAGCCTTCGATGATACCTACCTTGCCGTCATCGCTGACTTCCATATCCATCTTGACGGATTTCATTTTGGCAACGATGCGCGACTTAGGCAGCTCTGCTTCTTCTAATGGGTCGATCTTGCTTAGCGTGCTAAAGCGATGACCAACGACAACGCCACTTGAACGCCATCCACCTTCAACGCGCTCATACACTTCAATAAGTGCGGCCGGATCTTCTGCAGTAGCTTCAACCGTGAACTCACTATCGGGTACGTTTAATGATCCTTCGGTTGCGATCTGAATTACTTTGCCCTGCGCTTCACCGCCTGCCGATTCCCACTTGACAAAGTCGCCATCGGTAAGCTCGCCTGGTGCAACTTTCATTTCGTCTTCGGGTAGCACGTCGGCATTTAGTTCAATCTCTACCTCTGTACCTTGTTCGCTGTCGTCTTCGGTTTCGGATAGCGCTTCAAGTGGTAGATTTAAAAGTACATCGGTAGGCTCAAATTGATCTCCAGCAACGGCATAGACGCGAACGGTGTACACGTTTGCTTCTTCGTCGAAGTTCTCGACAACGCCTACGCCTTGTTCGGTCTCGGTCATGTAGCTAACCATATCGCCAATGTCGAACTGCTTTATCTCTTCAACTATTGGCTCATCTATCTGCATTGTTTCCTCATTGCCGTCAAATAGGTTCGACATTTGATCGAGGATCTGATCTAATTCTTTGGCTTCATCAGCGGCTTCAATGGCAGCAACGGCCGCATAAGCTGACGCCTCGTCGGCATGGCATGCGAACGGTGTGCGCTGATCGCCTTCAATCTTGTATATCATGGCTTGGCCTGATTCGCCAGATTCCATGTTACATTGCTCTTTAATTACTTCAAAAGGCATGACTTATGCGGTTACGTTTGTTTCGGTTTGTTTTGGTGCAAGTCCTAACTCCTCACGCGCTTCGTTGACATCAATAATACCAGATTGTACGGCTTTTGTTAGTCGGTCTATCTTTGTTGCGCGGTCTTCCTGCAAGGCTTCGATGTTATCGTAGTCAATGCAGATTTTAGGATTATCTTCATAATACACTTGTAAGGCACGAGTTAGCGCGTTATAGACAAGCGTGGCCATAGGTATGGCAGCTTCCTGATATAAGGCTTTGCGTGCTTCCTGAAAATTGCTGTAGGTCTTATTTGCTGCGTCGTTGAGCAATTCGCTGGATAAGCCCATAGCCATAACGATCATGCGCATCGTTAGTTGTATAGCCTGACTCCACTCAGCCTCTTGAGGCTTATCATTGAATCGTTCTAGCTTTAAGTTCTCGCTAACGACTTTGAGACGATGCGAATTGGCTGCTCCGCTCTGCGCCTGCCATTGATCTTTTAGCATGTTTTGCTCTTCGACCGTTGCGCCCGGGGCAATAGCCACAACAGGTGGAAGGCCACCGGCTAACGCCACGTTTTTATTCCACGTTATGGCTGCATTTTGTAAGTCTAGTATCTCACCTAACGGTACACCCGGCGACATGCCGTGAAAGTACTCACGTAAGTTCGGCGTCTTGATATAAATTATCTCTTCTTCGGTAAACGTTATATCACGATTTTCGCGATACACGTATCCCGTGATTGGCTTTAAGTAGTTCCCTTGTATCGGATTAGTATGCTGAGATGGCAACACGACAAGACCAAGCGGGCGTTTGTCGTGGTCGCTTTTAATAATGTTTAGATAGCCTTCACCTGTGCTGATAATGTAAAGGCACAATAGTTGTATCAATTCCTCGCGTGTAGAACTACGATTAAGCATCGATAGTATTGGATGTTGCTCCGTTGTCGTGCTTCGATTGCGTTTGTTTGTTTCAACATAGATCGGCATAGCTGCCACGGTTCGGGATAGTAGCATTGCAGCGGAATAGAACACGGCGTTACGCTCAAAGCCTTGCTCGATAAGCTTGGCCTTATCCCATCTCGAATAGTCCTCCCAACGGCGACCCCATAGCATAGCCTCGAAGGCACGTGAAGGTAAAAATTTACGGGCTATATTTTGTATAAAACTCATGCTATGTAATACCTATTCCGGTTTCCTGGATATAGTTTTGAATAAATTTCCCATATTGCGTATCGCGCTGTATCGGCGTCGTGCGTACGTATGCCCGCTTCTTTATAATCTGATGACTTGTCAAGGTCGCCGTACTTGTCGGCCTTGGCTGCCTGAAGCGATAAGTAAACGTTGCGCTCAGCCTTGTCAAATCGGATCAGGTGTTCACGCAATGCCCAGTTAACGCACTGAATCGTATCCTTAACGCTCGGATTTGACAGCGGCACTTTGTTACGCAGCTGCCCACCAAACTGCTTATAAAACACTTCACGAACAGCAGACCACATGCTATCGGTCGTTAGTGCCGTACGATTGGCGCCTGATGCGTCACCGACTAGGATAACACTGCCTTTATGGTCTTTGTATTTGTCGCATAACCATACGGCATCTTCATACACGGTAGCCTGCTTCATCTGATAGCTTGCCACGCATCCAAAGATAGGGCGCGCCTTGTCGTCACGGCTTATGATCTGCCACGCGCTTACGGCTCTGTACTCGACGTTGAAATCCCAAGACAGGTAGAGATCACTACCTTCATCGTAACGTAAGCTGTCGCAATGATCAGGAGTGATACTAAAAAGCCCCACGCCAGTGAGCGATACACGCTTGCCATAAAGAAACCTATCCAACGCGCTACCGCTGTACGTGCTTCGTAGTATCGCTTCATATCGCTCCCTGAAATTCTTGTCTGGATTGTCGCGTAAGCCTATCTCGTATAGCGTGCCTTGCTGGTCTTCGATAAACTTGTAGATAAACGCATCAGGCTCGTCAGGCATTGACGTCACACGTATACGGGCTTCACCTTTACGTATACGTGATGCAAACGTACGCAGCGCTTCTGGCGTGTAATAGCTAGCCTCATCCGCCCATCCCCAATGGTAGGCCACCGATTCGATGCGTCGTATAACGTCGGCCTCGGCTGATCGTAAGTGTACGATAGATCCCATGGCCTGCAGTGTAAGCGTCTGCTGATTGAAGCGGTGTGGGATCTGTAGCGATTTAAGAAGTGGCTCAATGTCTTGATAGTAAATATCGCGGGCTTGTTGCAGCGTATTCCACATGAGCAGGCCTTGGCTGCCCGGCTGCCGTTGCATCTCGGATATGACGAAGCGCGCACCACACCACGTCTTGGAACTGCCCTTAGCGCCTACGATCGAACATATACGGCTATCACCAGCCACGAAGTCGGACTGGTATGGCCGCATTGGCTGGATGATTTGCTCATTCGTTATATGTACCGCAAGTGCGCTCAAGTAAACGCGATAATGTTACTAGCCGTCGTGTCGGTATTGCTTACCTTACGCACGCTAAAATCGTGATACCCGACTGGCACGTTCTTAATGATAACGCTTGACGTGCCATCATAAGGTACAACGTTAAGATTACCCGTGGTGCCTACGTATAAATAACGAACTGAAATGCTAACGTTGTCGGTGTCGGAAGGTGTGACGGCTTGGAAATAGGTCGATGAACCGCGCTCCGCTCTTTGCATATAGATGAATTAAGAATGTTCTTAATAAAGATATGCGAAAATTTAAAACAAAAATATCGTTTTTTTAAAATATATTTTGTAAGCGTGTGTTATATTAAGTGTACACCGAAAGCCGGTTCGCTACCGGATGAACTTAGGGATACGGGGTAGCCTAAGAGAGATTGACAAAAAGCCCGTACATAGTCAGGTGGCGGAATTGGTAGGCGCTATCTTATCCCAAGAGTAGCCGGAAGGGTCGGATAAACCACAAAGGCATGCGGGTTCGAGTCCCGCCCTGACTACCTAGCCTTGATTTGGGGCAAGCGCTCGTACACGTTGCGGGCAAGTCAATACTAAATCTATACTGATGGAAAGACATCGGAGTCAGGAAAAGTTGGCATCGGGAGGACGGTTGCAAATGTATCCACCGATTGCAGGTTCGAATCCTGCCCTGACTACTAGGGTTCTCACACCTTCTAAAGTGATGACACCTCGGAAAGACGAGGATTTTTCTAATTACTAGGTGTAAGGTATGATCTACTTTACACCTTTTTTATGTGCCTTGATAATTGACGCACACTTAGCCAAAAAGTTCTCCACGTTACGCCCCATCCGTATCTGGAAGGCATGATACGACATCGAACGCGTGCCTATGTTCGTATACGTGCCAAACGTTGTTCCACATCCATACACCGGCATATCATCACGAAGCTTCCAAAATGGGCATTCAGCAGGTGGATTCTCGTATTGCAATGGCATATAGAACTCAGTGAGCAAATTGTTTTGCTCCCATGCGTAGGTCACTTCTTCGGCTACGTCTCCGCGTTTGGTCTCTACAAAGCTGGGCATATCAACAAGACCGTAGTGATACAGGCTTATGCCCATAAATGATGGGGCTACAAATAGATGCTGATCATTGTCAATGTGATTAGATCGTTGCACGTTGCCGATTAAAATTCCCTTATGCGCTTGTCTTAGTGTGTACTCAATCGCGTGCAGATCGTACGGCACAGCGTCAATGTCGAGCAGTAGCGCGGTATCGTAGCCGGACTGAATGCACTTACGCAGCATGTAATCCACCGTGTCACCGTGACTGCTATCCGTGCGTACCTGTAAGATGGGCATGTTAGGCGCTATCGCTGCGAGCGTGTCGGCTTGAGCTTTGACTACACGTTGATCGATATTTGCCATGTAAGGCGATAGTATGATAGGCTTCATAAGCTGGCGATATAGTCGGGAAGATTGCGGGTCGGTGTCCATTTTAGTTCATACTGCGCCTTTTGATAGTCGGCTTTGCAGAAGCTGTAATTACCTGGCTGATCGTCAATGTAGTAACTTATAAGGTGATCATAACGCTGTTGAAACATATCAAAGACTTCGTTGATCATATACGACTGGCCACGGCCAAGATCGAAGTCCATGCAGTCTCCATCGTAGTCAGCCATGCGTACAAGCGCATCAACGATATCATCTACGTGCGTGAAGTCGCGTGACTGTCGGCCATCGCCTACGATCGGGATCATTTCGTTGGTCTCAACTAAATGCCTCCACTTGCCAATAAGCGCAGCCTGTGATCCCTTCATTATTTCATAAGGTCCGTACACATTATAAAATCGAGCAATAAGAACGTCAACGCCAAGCATGTTATGATACATCTCACATAGCTGCTCACCCAGCCATTTAAAGTTTGCGTATGGTGAACTGTGAACGCCCCCGTACTTGGATGATGATCCAGCGTATATCACTTTAAAATCATGTTCTACACTTAATTGTAATATTTCCTGCGTGAACACAACGTTGCTATTAAAGTACGCGGTCGTATACACAAAAGACGGCTGTATACGTGCAAGAGCTGCCAAGTGATAGCACAAGTCGAACTCCTGCTCAGCAACTAAAATAGGAAGCGAATTATCAAGAATGCCTCCTTGATATCTAGCCCCTGGCTGATGATTGTCTAGGCTGCCCGTGCTATAGTTGTCGTACGATATAACGTCGTGCCCTTCAGCTACAAGGCGTTTAATTAGATTAGTGCCAATGAATCCAGCGCCACCAGTTACGAGAATCTTCATGATCTATCTTTAAAAAATTGAAGGGTATGTTTGTCTGCGAAGTAATTGCAAGTGTAAAGTCCCGTGCATGCATCGGTAAGCTTGCGATTCATGCCTGCGGTAATCTTATACATGACTTCGGTAAACGGTCGGTCGCCAATAAGTGGCACATCAAAGTGTGCTAGGTACTTGATATAATCACGCGATAACATCCATGATGAAGTGTCAACAAGGATATATCCGTCACTGTTGTACTTGCCATTGCTTTCAAACGTGTCGTAACAGATGAACTGCCCTTGCTTGTCGTACACCTTACGCAAGCTAAACGCATAGCCTAGCTTACTAGCCACGTCGTAAAGTGATGCGACGTGATCAGGGTCAAAGGTATTGTCTTCGTCTAGTAAACAAAGATAGTCGGTGTCAAGTAGCTGAGCGAAATAGGCGTACACCTTGTGACCGTTGTACCCATTGCGTCCCGTGTTATCGGGTAGCGCGTAGATCTTAGGCGTTTGTTGCTCGCCCTTCCATCCGCGCATAGCTTGCTTAGTAACTTCGGCTAAGTACTTGCGACCGTCAGCAACGACGATGTGACGAACTGGATGAGTCTGCATTGATACGCTGTATACGGCTTCGGCTAACTGAGGCGTGCCGATCGATGGTGTGAGTACGGTAATGTTCAAGTGTTTATGTCCTTGTCTGTTGTCACAATAACTAATTGTTTAGGCGTTTGGGTAATGTCTTCAATGTGTTGGATGTTGCCGTACTTTTTGGGCAATAGTTTGGCCGCTATCCATTGACGCGTTTCGATCTTCATTTTATCGTGCGCTAGTTTAAGCTGATCGGGCTTAGTATCGTCGGCAATTTCAAGCAATTCGTCGGCCATTACTTCCGCTTGTATCTCCCGCGCGCGCGCGTACTTGACGCGAAAACTTTGTTTCTCATCGTCATTAAGCCAGTCGAGTACGGTACGCAAGCCAGGATTGTTTTCATCCCGACAAAATGAGCGTAATGACTTGCCTTCACTAATCCAGTTACAGATCCTGTCGGCTACTTCGTTGTTGTATTTGCTTGGTCTTCCCATAATTTTATAGCTTTAAATATTTGCAATGCAACTTGTGGTACTATTGCGTTCCCATAACCTTTTATACTTTCGTTTCTCCATTTAGAAAAGGTAATTCCGTCCAATTCGGTGGGAAGCCCATCATCTCCGCTACAAATCGGGGATTGAGTTGGGAAGCTGTCCCACTTACCATATTTGAAAGTCCTTTCTGTTTGCTGTTTTTGCTCCGCCGGTCTGAACAATCTGGTGTCGGAAGCATATTGAATCGTGCCATAGTTGTCAAATCGTCTATCTTGCCATCCTTGATTCTCTGATGCGAATTGCCGTGACCTTTTACTCTTGGTGTCGGAAGCATATTGTAAAATACTACTGCATCCATTATACTGTTTGGCCTGTTCTCTCCATTTGCTCTGCTCATCATCGTCTTTGCTTTTGTCTTTTTTAAAGCTGCTACTCTTTCTGGATATTCTCTTTGAACACTTGTCGGAGTTGGTAGCATCCCAAATCTCGCCGCAGATTGTAGGTTGTTCAACTTCATCCCTGTCCTGTCGCCCAATCTTTCCGCTTGCTTCATTGGATGTTCTATGACTTCCATTGCTCTTGGAGTGGGCAACAAACCAAACCCTGTCTCTACGGTGCGGGGCGTTGACGGCCACAGCTGGAAGTACATACGGTTGGACTTCGTACCCTTCAGCTTCCAAATCAGACTGCACCTCATCGAAGACCAACCCTTCATTCCAATTAATAAGCCCGAAAACATTTTCGCCCACAACCCATGTCGGTTGAACCTCTCGTATGATTCTAAGCATTTGAGGCCAGAGGTGACGGTCATCTTCCTTGCCAAGTCTCTTACCTGCTGCGCTGTATGGCTGGCAAGGGAATCCTCCTGTAAGAATAACGTCATCTGATCGCCAATTATTTCCGTATCGTGTTGAAAGGTTCTCATTTATAACCTCATAACTTAATGTATGTATATCTTCGTGATGGTATGCATTAGGCCAGTAATACTTAAGTATTTTGTTGCAAAAGCTATTAATCTCACACGATAACATATTACGCCAACCTATCCATTCTGAAGCTAAATCAAAACCACCTATACCACTAAACAAACTAAAATGTATCATTCGTAATACCTAACCTTTAATTTGTTTATGTAATGCATGAAGTTATTGCTATCAGTGACGCGTTGCATATCGTTATGATACAATTTAGCGATAAGATTTAAAAGTTCCTTTGCCTTATCGCGTGTAATGGATGCGGGCAGTGGCTCATCAGGATCGTATACCCATGTATCAGGTTTTTCGCTGCGTACCTCGTCGCTAAATCCTTTGTTCTTATATCGATCGTTTAGGTAGATGTTTAGTAGACGTGTATGCGCGCTGATGGTAAAGTTGCGTAGTTCAAGGCTGCCGTAGTGAATAGCCTTAAAAAATGCATCTAACGTGTCTTCGATCTCGTAGTCATTGTGGAAGTTTGGATTGTTGCGGACAAGCTGATCTAAGATGTGATAAATGGTCGTTGTGTCGGCTGGCTTGCCTATCATGGATAGATGCCACTTGATGCTTTCGATAGCCTTGTCGGGATATATGGCTTGTAGGTGGATGCGTTTCATAAGTTGTACCCTGACATTATTTCACCGATAGACTTAGGCTTTGTCTTGTATGGCGATCCGCCGAAGTTGTCGCGGTCGATCCACTTACGTGCCATAGCCTTCCAATTAGTGACGGCCATGCCGTTGCTCTTAACCCAATTCTGGCTATGATAATGATTGAAAAACATAGATGCTTGTTGTGCGTTGCCTCCAGCATCGGTAAAGAATTGAATCAGTTCCGGATCATTATCAGCTTTAGGCAAAGCCAAATAATCGTGCGCGTGCGTTAATGTATTATCTACTCTCATATTATCTAATCTAATCTTATCTTCTCTTATCTTATCTGTTGCAGGTACCCCTAAAGGTACGTCCAAGGTAACCTTCATATCGCTTGGATTCGCCGTTTTTTGTCTTCTAATTTCAGCACTCTTTTTGCCAGCAATCGATCCCTCTTGTCGCCTTTGATTGATTAGGTCAATATGTTGGCGTATACGTTGGTTATAAATGATATCACCTTCAAGGTAAAATAAACCTACCTTCAAGGTATATTCAAGGTACCCTTCAAGGTACCCTTGATCTGTACCTAGCATCATACGCAATGCACCTATCCTTTTACGATCTATGCCTTTCTCTGTCTTGCACATGTACTCAAGTATCGCATAGAATAGGCCATATCCTTCCCATCCATACTTAGATCTTAGCTCTAGTATCTTGTCATCTTCTGATGCTGTATAGTCATGTTTGAACCAATTCATTTGTTTAAAATAAAAAACCCCTGCTATGGGGCGCTGCGAGTCGCTGATCCATAGCAAGGGCGGAGGGGTGCTTTTATCGAGCAATCGGTTAAGTCTCGCAGATCTTAAACGATTTTGTTCAATATACGGATAATAACGGACAGTTTAAACTATTATTGTAAGATCATATAACTATCAACGCATCCCATAAATTCATCGATGCTGCGGGCGATGCGGTACCCGTAGCCGTGTAGTATGCACAAGTTCTCAAAGTGCTGCTGCGATTCCTGCACGCGACCTTTGGGTAACTTGATCTCGACAAATAGGCCGTGGTACTCCGCACGTGCTGCCATGATAAACAGATCAGCTACGCCTGCCATAACGCCCTCACGCTTTAGCATTGCCCCTGTAACGGCCGACCTATTGCCACCGTTAGGGATGGCAAAGATCACCTCATTCGGATAGCGCAATCGGAAGTAATTCATGCACGCCGTTTGAAGCTGCGACTCATGATGTTTCATCTAACTTCTTGATTAAATCATCTGCCCATTTCACGGCCATATTAATACAACTATCAGAATTAATTTTGTTATGAACGCCATTAATAAAGAAGGTTGGGTTAGCTAGATATCCCTGCATGGCCATGGCTGCAATCATTTCTCGATTATATAGGCTATTTTTTTTCTTGTTTTTTACTATGTTCTTATCAATATCAGTTTTCCCTAGGTGCCACTTTATATAATAATTTGATTCCATATCCTTTTCCGGATATGTATAATCTTCAGAATTATAGCATCCTTGATAAAACGCATTCATTATTTCATCCGTCTCCATCTTACTTGCTTTCATGTAGGCCTGAAATAATTTATCATGCGCTTTCTCATCTATCAACTTTAGTTGTTCATACAAGTAATCAACGGGTTTTATTTTCATAGTGCTCAATATTTTCATAGTGCTCAATATTTTCATAGTGTTACGTGTTAGTCCAAAAGACCAAGTTAATGAAAAGCGTTATGGCAAGGAATAGACTAACAAAGCCAAGTATCAATACCAATGTAAATATGCCTTCGTTAAATTGACCGTTGCTTTTTCGCTCGTGATACGCGTATAGCAAGGCCAGTATCGGCAGGAATAGGAACAAGCCTATAATCACTATCATTTGTATTAAAGGATCTAATAGCATAATCGTGTCTTATGGGTTGATGTTGAAGTGTTATATATCGTATTAAGGATTGTTGCAGGTCGGTGTACTGCTCCATGCGTATCTGTTCCATAAGCATATCATCGTACTTGGTCAGGTCGTATGCATCAATAATACCCTTAATCACTTGCGCATAGTTGCGCGCCTCAGCGTAGCCAGCAGCAGCAATAGCGTCTACTTGTTCGTAAGGATTCATCGTTTCGGTCACCTTCTTGTATCGCTTGACCTTACTCAGCAGTCGGAAACGGTCGCGGATAGATTCGCCGCCAGACTTGTACTTACGGAACGCTCCTTCCTTGCTGCTCCAGATGCTGCCGCCTTTGTGGTCGCGTGTGTACTTGATGCCGTATAGATTGCGTCCTTGCTTGTATAGGTAAGACGTACCGTAGCCGGTCTCTAGTGCTGCCTGTGCTAATGCCACGCTTGGAAGTAGTCCGGGCGTGTCTTTGCTTGCCTGAATGATGTCATCGGCGTAGCGTTCAAAGAAAGCATATTGCTTGCTGAATGCTTTCTTGTCAGCAGGTGCTCCGATAGCACTTGAAGCGGTGAGTAAAAGTATGATAATGTATCGCATGATGCATATATGTTTAGTTATGTGTTGTTTATAAAGGGCGAATAGATGCTAGACTTTCACACCTAGCATCAATCATGATTCAACCTATTTGCTTTTTCTGATCGGTACATCTTCGTATGTGTACAGCTTCGGATAATAACGCTCGTCAAAGCTGCGTCTCTCTCGTATCCTAACAATCCGCCCGTTAGACATCCGAACATCGCGTATATCTAAGTGGTGTAATTTCCTATTTTTATTTGCTTGCATACCTTTTCATTCTCCTTGATGTGACTGGCATAAGTTGTGATTGACATTGGATGATGTACGCTATTGTATTCGGCTTGCTGTTTGATATATAAACCCGTTAAATCTACGTCAATTTCCTTAACTAGGCAAACACTCATTCTAGGCTCCATCAATTTACCCTTGTAATACATTTGTACATCACGTTGTTTAAAGGCTGCTATATTTTTCATTGTGGATGGTATGTAAAAACAGTTAACGTAATCATTAGGTTGAACTTTGTAATTAATTCGACGCAAATAATACCTTAAAGATGTTTCGACTTGTAACAAATCGTAAATGTTAACGTTGCCCTTTTTCATGGTGTTAGCTCAAATTGTTGATTGGTTCGTAATTTGTCTACCACTTCTTTAAGCGCGTTGCGCGTAGCGCTGCTCATTCGATACTTGGCTTCGAGCGCCATCCATGCCTCGCCATCTTCGGCTAAACGCATAGCAATTTTAGTACCTTTATCGGTCAGATTGCCATCGCGATCCAATATGTTGAGCCATTCGCGTGTGTCACTTTCATATTTACCCTGTGGCGCGCGATCGTTATTCGGTGCGCTTGCTGCATTGCCGTCGTCGTCGTCATCGGCCACTATGCCAAGTATTGCAGCGTAAGCGTATCGGCGGGCGTAGGTTGCAGCCGATCCAAGCCCCTGAGGGTCAGGCTTCGTTGGTCGCACCGTAATCGTTCCGCTGATCCATTCGCCAGACTCATGCACAAGTGTCGTCGTAAGGTCAATGTACGTTCCATCGGTCTGACTGAATGTTTGCACAACGGCTAGGCCATGGCGGTGCAAGACATCACGTGTTGACTCAACGATATTTTGAAGCGTCGCGTAGGTGCTTTTAAAGTGTGGGTTTTTGCCGTCTTTGCTGACGGCGTTGAGCTCGCCCTGTGCTTTCACAAGGGCGATGCTCAATTTAGTTATGTTAGTTGAAGTATTCATTTAATCACGTTTGATAAGTTCCATAAGTCTATTTTGGTCGCGCTCATTTAGCTGATCCAGTAGTAACTCACAAAGGTATGACCAATGTTTATAGGCGTTAGGCGCTGACAGTTCACTAAAGGCGCGGTCGATAAATGCACGCAATTCAATGTAATCATCTAGGTTTAACTTGTCCATAGTTACGCCTCCACGGATGGATTTATATACTCGTTATATGTATTTTCTACGATTTTTTTTAAGTCTTCGTCACTTAAAAGTTGAAGTAGAATGTCTAACGTTTGATAGCCAGTCTCACGCTCTTCAAAAGGTAGCGCGCAGATTGCTTGAATTATGTATTGGCGAATGCGTAGGTAGTCGGCAGCGGTTAGTTGCTTATTCATTTGATCTCCTCAGGTCGTCGATAGTTAAGGGTTTCGGGTCTTTTATAAGTAAATCTTAGTGATTCAGCGCTGTAGCTAACTTGCGCTGGTTCAATCATTTCACCCGTTTCAGTGTTGGCAACGGGTACATTACTAGCAGCCATAGCCATTAGCTGTTCATGTTCTTTAAGCCTGCGGTTAAGCTCTTGCCATGTCTCGTTGTGCTTGTAACTTAGCATCTTACGACCCGGAACGTGATCAATGACATAGTCATTAATTAGTACTTCTTCCTTTCCGTACTTCATGCGCTCAGCGATCGCGCTGGCTTTGTGCTTATCCATAATGGATGCACATAGGTCGGCTAATAGCTTACACTCAGCGTAGCCTTTGAGCGGGTTAAGGTGACCTTGCTCAATTTCGTAGTCAAGGTTGCTTATGATTTGGTAAACGTCACTTAGTATCATATCTTTGCGTCGATTAGTTATGTGATTGCATTAAGGTAAGTGCCATGCTCTGAACCGTATGGCACTTTTATTCGAACTCGCCGTTGTAAATTAATACACCTACAACAAAGGCGAAAAATAAAACTTCAATCATTGGTTTTGTCCTTGTAATAGGTTCGGTGATGAATCGCTACCGATAGCTTACGTAGTTCAATATTCCAGCGCAGCCATGCGCTATCATCGCTGGCGTATAGTGCCATCAGTGCCATAAACTGCGCTTCGCCGTGCATAAATTGCAAGTCCTTCATGTGAAAGATTGCGTCTAAATATTCGTTGTTATCCATTGTTGTCCTTGTGGTATGCCTCAGCTATGATCGCCTTGATGCCAAGTCCAACTGATCCGTACTTGCTGATCAGCCATTTGCACCAGGTAATTGGTAACTGAATATGAATATTGCGTTTTTGTGTTGTTTCCATACGTGTATGTGTTAACGTGTATGTACAAATATAATACAATTTTGTACAATAAAGTTACAAAAAACAACAAGTGTTTTAATATTCTAACAAAAAAAAAGCCCTTGCTGGTCAAAGCAAAGGCTTTCTGAGGTTACTGTCAAACTAACTAACTTGCGATGATGCCTAGGCTATCAAACGCTAGGCAAGCTAACTCTAGTGATTTGAATTATGCATGTCCCATTTTCTTCTAACGACTCAAGATATAAGAAAATGCCGAATGATCAAATCCGGCATCTTGTTCCCTAACTCTTACAGGAGTCGTGATATGATCGTATTCATAATCCCGCCACCAAGGGCGCCAGATCCAACGGCAATGCCGATGCTGATCCATTTGAATCTATTGTTCTGCTCTGTCACCTGATCAAGTTCACGTTCGATTTGTTGAAGGCGATACATTAATCCAGTCTTTTTGTCCAACTCATTGCCAACAATGACGGTATAGATCAAATTAATCTTGCTTTCAATGTTATCCAGACGCGTTTCAATGTTATCCATACGCTTATCAATCGCATCCATTCGTTTAATAGTTGATGATGTTGGCTTATTTGATGTCATCGCTTTCAAGTAATGTATAGGTGAAAGAGTTTCCGTATATAGATCGCGCCATTTCACAGAGCGCAATAAATTGATTATAGTCCGTCCAACGCTTAAAAACCTGGCAGCCATGCGACCAGTCGTCAACGGCTACGCTATTACGTCCTGCCTTGTGAATATTGATGCCAAACATACCCGTTTGTGTTGCCACTTCGTCAAACTTAGTGTCCTTGTTAGCGTCACGCCATACGGTGACGGGCTTACGTTGTACTAACGCCTTGTATCTTCCACGGTGCAGACCGATCTGATACGCGCCACGGTACTGGCCTGCTTTAATCCTAGCCACGCCATTCTTAGCTTGGAATGCTATCACGCCCTTGATACCCGGATCTGTCGTTATAGGCCAAATATGGAAGCGCTGTGATCCGTCTACGCTGTAGGTAAGCGTGATATGATCGTCGAACCAGTTGGTCACTACATCGCCCGTGAAGGCGTTACGGATGCCTACAATGTTTAAATTATAATTGCCACCCGTAAACCATGCGTAGCCTTTGGCTTTGACAGCGCGCTCTATTTGATCAGGGCTATATGTCATTTTGCGGAGTAGCTATTATCTCATCGGCTTGCTCTTGTGTCAACCAATTAGTGCGAACAAGTAGATGTATTTGATCAACTGTTATACGCTTTTCAATCCATCGTAATAACACTCTATTATACATTATGGATCTCCTAATATATCAATTAATAGTTCAGATGCGGTTATTCGCTCAAATACTGATGCTGGTTCGATACCATTGTAAAAAAATGTTTCAGCATCTTGATCGGATATAGGCATCATTGAAAAACCACCGCATGCGTTTATAGCTGATTCAATTTCAGTTTCTGTACCTTCTATCCTGCCAAGATATCTATAATTATGCATAGCGATACCACCCGTGAAAGTCACATTTAAAACAGATAATTGATCATAAGGTTGATACCCTACGCCGTTAATCCATTGTAGGCTATAAAGTACTTTTTGACCTGGCTCATTGACATAAACTACTGGCTCGTCTATCATTCAAATATCTCCTTTGTTTTTCGATCGATATGTTTGCATTTAATTTCGGTGTCAACGACTAATTTATAACCAGCCTCACGGGCAAGCTGACTAAAGAAGCTATCCTGCGTCATTACATTAGTAGTCACAAACCATGGTCGTGGTATCTTGTAAAATAATTCCATAGGATAGATCGTACATCCCATCGGAATAGTATATACATCGTGTAGCCCTGGTATGCTATCATCTAAAAATTGACGCTTGCCTTTTTTTTGCACAATGGCTGTGCCTTGTCGTGGATGTGAGCGCTTCGGGTACCATCCACCAAATACCGTTTTTTCATTGTTAAGAGCGTAGTCAAGTAAACGAATGATGGCATCTTGCTGCGGAAACGTATCGTCTTCAATCGTTATTAAAAAATCGGCATTGTCTTCCATCGCTTGTTGCACGGCATAATCGTAAGCATCGTCAATAGTGCGACCATGTACGTTTAAAATCTTGTACTGCGCATTAGTAGGCATCGTAAGATCTTCTAGGCACGGCAATCCATCGATTGCTTTTTCCTGAGTAGCTACAATGATAAGTAATCGTATGTTGCCTTCTTTTAAATATCGACGCTCTACATCGCGCACTATATCTAATTGAGGTACAGCACTTTTACCTATCATCCTAAGAGCATCTAAATTGGAAGCGCTTATACGACCACTACTTATAATGTCGTTGTTTGCCTGTCGCGTCAAACGTTTATCCCAATATGTCGCTTGATCGGCATCAATTTCAGCGCGTGTATATTTGACTGGGAACTCTTGCCATATACGATAAAGCGTTTCAAATTCGCGGAGCGCACCAAGCCTAGCGCGATCTAACTGTTCAAGTTCTATCTGTTTTTTATGCGCTTCAAATTTGCTAATACGATCGCCTTTTTCAGTAAGCTCTTCTATTTCAACTTTTTTTATGTCGGCATTTATAACAGCTAAACGAAGATTATCATATTGTATCGATAGTTCTAGCACGCATTGTGCATATTGGCGAATTGGTGTATCATGATTATTAATTACAAAATGGCGCATCTCAAATTCAGAGCGTGGCTGCTGAATTTCATTAAAAGCATTTAGCAATTGTATATCTGCTTTAAACTGCATAGTCAGAAAGCCCCATTACACCATTTCTAGCTTGAGATAAATTAGCACTTGTTTGGGCTGCGGTTGTACTTGTGCTAAACGTTATACGATCAGCTGTAGCTACAGTAGTGCCTGAATCACCACCTGCAAAATACCCATAAGTTTGGCCATCTGAAGAACCTCCCATACCATATCTAACAGTAGACAAATTTGCACTTGTTTGTGCTGCCGTAGTTGATGTACTGAAGGTTATACGATCTGCTGTAGCTACTGATGCGCCTGTAAATCCACCTGCAAAGTAGCCATATGTAATATTATCTGATACAGATGATAACACATATCTAGCTTGAGATAAATTAGCACTGGTTTGAGCTGCCGTCGTACTTGTACTAAATGTTATACGATCTCCAGTAGCTACAGTTACTGATGCGCCTGTCAATCCACCAGCAAAATAACCGTATGTAGTGCCATCTGATAATCCTGATAAATAATATCTAGCTTGAGATAAATTAGCGCTTGTTTGTGCTGCCGTCGTACTTGTACTAAATGTTATACGATCTCCAGTAGCTACAGTTACTGATGCGCCTGTAAATCCACCAGCAAAATAACCATATGTAGTGCCATCTGATAATCCTGCTACTCCCCATCTAGCTTGAGATAAATTAGCACTAGTCTGGGCTGCCGTCGTTGATGTGCTAAACGTTAAACGATCTGCTGTAGCCACACCAGCACTGGTAGTACCGCCAGCAAAATAACCGTATGTTGTCTTATCTGATACTGTTCCTACTCCCCATCTGGCTTGAGATAAATTTGCGCTGGTTTGAGCTGCCGTAGTAGATGTACTAAATGTTATTCGATCTGCTGTAGCTACAATTACTGATCCAGTTGTAAATCCACCTGCAAAGTAGCCATATTCTGCATATTTTTTAAATAATAACACATCATCTACTTGCCCAATAGATGAGCGTGTACGATCCCTTAAAGCTTGGCCTAATCTGCTCATGGTATAATCCTATTGACCCATCCAGATAGTGTAACCGAATTGGCAATGTTAGACGTTGCTCGCACCATTGGAGGCGTGCTATTGCCTTGTAATGGGATGCCTGGAACGATAAGATATAATCCTGTACGTGCAGGTATGGCTGCATAAATTAGATCATCCGATGCATTGCTACCAAATTCCACCGTTAATGACGCGTTTGTTGTCGCATTGGTATTATGCGCATATAACCATACCTCGTCATATCGCGATGCGTTAGTCGTCACGATATGCACATTAGTCCCTGGCGATGCCGTGGCGGTCACTAGCACAGGCCTATTGTTCGTGCTAT